CATAATGTCTTGACAATGCCAATTTGAAGCGGCATCTGCTCTTTTTATTAAAACATATTGCGCTTCATAACCAAGATTGATAGATGGGCCATCAGTTACGCCATTACCTGTATAACTCCCACAGCTAATAACATTGTCCGTACCCGCTGTGCCAAAGCCACCTGCGTCATGGGCGAATAGGTAGGCTACAAAAGTATTGCCTGAAGCATTTAAGTCTGCTGCTGAACCAATAGTAAATTGAGTAGACGTAGGGGCTGTATTGTCCCAATAATTTGCATTTGTAAAAGCTGAATTTGTGGAATTTAATTCTTGGTATTTAGTCTCTCCATTACTTCGATGGTAAACAGCCCAATACCTAGTTCCACTACTAGTTCCTGCAAACGCTTTAATAATAATACAGCCCGGGACTGAACCAAGATTATGTGCAATATTTTGAACTGCCCCTGTGCCTGTATACGTCACAATATCAAAAAACTTAGGCTGCTCTCTGAATGTCCATGAGACGTAGGTGCTACCACCCGACCAATTGTAATCAGGGGACGATCCAAGCGTAAAACCTGTTGTATTAAATGTAGTAAGCCCAGTAGTGTCAGTAGTTTCTGCACCTGTAGAGTTAGAAATAAGTCCCTTAGTAACCCCGCGAACAGTGTCAGTTAGTTTATTTTCCCATGCGGCACTACGAGATTTAATCCAAACCAACCCACCCTTGGTAGACAGGTCAATGTTATTGGTGATTGTTTGTGTAGCGCCTGTACCCGTATAAAGATATGTGCTAAATACTTCCTCGATGAAGTTAGGAATAACGTTAACTGCGCCTTCGCCCAGTAGTAGTTGTTGTGATGAACTCATATTAGGTCACGTTTCCTGAAACAACACACAGGGTGCTGGTGATGAACAGTACAGTTGCTACACCCGCTGCCGCCAAGGTCATGGTGGCTTTGTCAGTGAATGTGCCTGCAATGTACGCCGTAGTAATTGAGCAAGTGATTGTGGCTGTACTGGCGGTGTTGTTAAATATGGTGACAGCGTCACCAGCCGCAAAGGTAGCATCAGGGATCACAATTGCACCACTTGCGCCAAGCAAGATGTACTCACCAACATCACCTACGGCAAGGGTGTATGAAGTTGTCTTGGAAGAGCCTGACTGTGGAACGTTAAGGTAGCCAACTTTGTTTGTGCCATCAACGGTGCAAGCAGACAATACGCCTTGTGATGGTGTACCAAGTGCTGGTGCAACTAGCGTCTTATTAGTCAACGTGTCGGTTGTTGCTCTGCCTACTAATGTGTCTGTACTTGTTGGTAGCGTCAATGTGCCAGTGTTACTAATACTCGCAATAATTGGTGTTGTCAGCGTCTTGTTGGTCAACGTCTCAGAACCCGCCAAGGTTGCTAGCGTTCCCGTTGTAGGAAGCGTGACAGCCGTAGTTGCGGTAACAGTTAGCGCGGTTGTAAAAGCCCCTGAGATAGTCAGCGTGCTTGCTGCATTGTTTGATACACCTGTGCCGCCGTTTGCGGGGCCAACAGTACCAGTCAGGGAAGATGCGCTTACAACGCTAGATGCCACCTTTACGTAGTCAGTGCCGTTGTAATACACAAAACACTTCTCACCCACAGCAACAGTTACACCTGTTTGACCAGCAGCTTTGAACGTAACCGCGCTGGTAGCGCCTGCGTGATCCACCATGTACAGCTTACTGTAGCTTGGGCCTGTGATAACTTTGGTAACCGTTTGTGTGCCGGTGATACGAATCACCATGTACTGAGCTGTGGTTGAAGTTATTGCGTTTCCTGACGAGCTACCTGTGGTGTTAGCCAGCAAAATAGCGCCGTCCCCCGCAAAAGACAACGTGCCAGCAATGGCAATGTCCACATAGTCAGTAATACCGTAGTTGACTGTGTCGCCCCACGTACCAGAAAGCGTCCCTTGTGTGGGGGTGACTAAGCCCAAAAGAGTCGTCGTTGCTGCCATTTAAGTGCTCCTAAGTCGTTGCAACAGCAGTCCAACCTGCCGTTTGCGTATTACCAATATTTTGCCAGTTTGCGGTCTGTGTGTCATCTATTACTTCCCAGAAATATCTTCCTATTTGAGTTTCAGTAATAACCGCTGATTCTGCCCTGCTTACGTTGTATGACGTTACTGCCAATTCCTGCGCCGCAATTGTGGCTGTTTCAATGAGGTTTGCAACAAACGCAACCGCCGCCTCTTGCGTTGCGGCTAAAGCCGCCGTCTCCGTTACGCTCAGTCCTGTGTAGTCTGTTGCCGCAGATTCTGCTGTACTTGTTGCAACACTCTCGTTTACCGCGTCGTTAAACGCTGTACCTACGGCCTCTTGTGTGCTGGTAGCCATTGACTCAGCAACACTGAGCGCAAACGTAGCAATAACCGTCTGATCTTCTGTAATTCCAACACTGTCACTCACAGACAGAGCAAACGTTGCCGCAACTGTCTGTACTTCCGTAATCCCCGCCGTGTCTGCTACCGCTTCGTTGTACGATGTTTGCGCGGTTTGGTCTTGCGTAAACGCTACTGTCTCATTTACCACCACGTTCATTGTCAATACAACTGACTGCAACTCCGTAATGGTGTTATACCCACCCCACGCAGCGTCCCCCCAAGCCCCATCGCCCCATGCCGTTTGTGCCGCCAAATTCTCAGCAACAGCAACCTGAAATGTTGCCCCACCCGTCTGGGTCTCTGTAACCGCTACAGACTCAGCAATAGACGTTGCAAACGTCTGAGACACCGATTGACTGTCAGATAAGGCGGCAGTGTCTGTAACGCTATCAGCAAAGGTTTCACCCCCGCCCCAAGCGTTAGAACCCCAAGTATCTACGCCCCATCCGACGGCCATGATTAAGTCAATGTAGCGGAATACGACACAGCAATTGAATCACTGTTTACAACAGACTTAGAACTAGAAAAATCACCAGCAGAGAACAACGTGCCTGTGGTGTTGTCAATCGTAGCACTGCCACCAATGTTAATAAAACAACCAAACACAGTGCCTGTAGATGTAATTGAGAAAGTGGCCGCAGACGATGTTGCCTTAACACCTGCCGCAGCAGCACTGAATACTGGGGTTTTGCGGGTGCCAGAGTATGTAGGTGCGTTGGCTAAACCAACTTCTAACCAACTAGGGTGAGACGCCTGCGTATCAGCAGCCACGGCTGTACCCGTGCCTTTAAGACCCATCACCACTGCGCCAGCGGCTGAGTTACCAAGAATGGTGTCCAAAGTTAAATTCTTGCCCACAGTTGTAACCAAGTTCTTAATGTCCTCTTCCCACTTTACATTGCCATCTTTATCATAACAAACAGCATGGTAAGTGCCGTGGATTGTCATAATATCTTCGGGCTTGGTGTTGTAGCTGCAAGATGCTTCGCATTTGTCTGCGGCTGAAATTTTTTCAACAGTCATAATGACTCCTTAATTAGAACTACGAATGAGAGCCGCCGTAGCGGTGTTTGCTGGCATTGTGATTGTAAATGTACCGGTGGATGTTTTGTCAGATCCAAAGTCCAAAACAGCAACGGATTTATTGCCTTGACTGAAGTTATAGATCAACGCACATCGGGCTGTAATAGCTCCAGTCCACGAAATGTTTGGAAAACCCACAAAGGCTGTGTAATCAGAAGTGTTGACTGTAATTGGTGTTAACTGCGCACCACCAAGCGAATACGTACCCGTAGCTGCTACTTCATCGTTCGAGCTGTAAACGGTTGTGCTTTCGTTCAGATTAGCGGAAGCTGTGTACAAAGCAATCTTGATGACATCCGTAGTCAAGTCATGTATGCCTTGATAAAGCTCCGCTTTAAACGATGTGGTTTGAGTTTGAACAATAGACATATTAAGTCACCGCTTGTCTAAATTGCCCAGAACGATAAGCATCTTGACGCTCCATACCATCACCAAGACGTTTAGCCAATGCAAGCGCTTCTATAAACTTCTGGTTGTACAGACCCATCATATCAACTTCACCCTTCATGTAGGTGTAAGCCTCAACCAAAGATGCGTACAACAACACCGTGTCAAAGTTATCGCCCAGCCACGAAGTAAAGGGTGCTACGGAAATGCTTGGTGGATAAAAATAGTAGTGCAGTTCAGAACCGTACGCCGCATCTGGCGTTGGGCCAAGAATGAAAGTTAGCTCTGCCGCATTATCCGAGCGTGGCCCAAACAAAGCATAGTACTTAGGAAGCCCCGTGTCTGTCGGTAATGGGTACGCTTGACGGATAAAGTTAACGTCTTTGTTTAACAGATATTCATACTCACCATTGGCCTT